ATCTTCTATGATACAGCTGATTATTCAGACGGGGGGGTATATTTATCGAACCAAGCGTTGATAAAATCTTTTTGTTCGTCGGTTTCAGCACGCAACAAACAAATCTCTTTCGGCGTATCAATAAATATCAGCTTGTCAGCGTTCAATGTTTCTGCAAGTCGTTCACGTTCTGACTGTAAAGGATAGCCGCCGACGACGTAAGCATTTACCCACCTACCGCGACGCACCTTTATCATATCAAGCAATGCGTCACGCAAAGCAAAAACATTTTGCTTTAGTGCATTTGGTTTTATATTACATTTGTCTGCCTTAATTGCAGACCATAGTTTATTAATATCAAGGATTATGTCGTCAGCTTCGGCGACTTCAGAAACAAAAGAACTTTTACCGCTGCACGGCGCACCGTAAACGATATACACCTTTTGCACTGTTGCACCGTAATAACCGAAACGTTTATGTATTTCGTTATGGCATTTGAAATGCACTAAAGCAATGTTTTCTGTGTTCAAGCTGATTGTAACGTCGTCAACGTTTTCGTCGGTCAGCTCCGTAATGTGGTGACCGATACAATCATATTTCTTTGTGATAGGTTTTCCGCAATGTTCGCAAATAACGTTTCCGTCCTCGCCGGTTCGTTCAATTCTTATGCACTCAACAAAGTTGAACCATTTACGTGATTTATAAAACCTCTGAAGCTTTTGCGTGCTCATGTTGTCGTTTCAACATAGCCGTCAATATTACCGCACCAATTAATGCCGTCGTGCCATATATGCAAGTGTATTACAGTCCAATTATCGGAAACATCAAAGTCAGGATTATTCCACTTAATTGAAAGAAAACCGCCTGAACCTGTTGTAGGGTGATCTGCAAAAGAAAATACGCCTGCAATTGTGCCATAAAATCCGCTTGAATTTTGCATTGTAATATCAAAATTAAAATCAGGTGTAGGTTCTGTTGGTAAAGAACCAATTAACGCGCTTACATAATCTTTAAGTACAAAACGACAATTGTTTTCAACTGCGTCACTTGAAAAACCATACATATTTGGACTTGCCGCTGTTGACTCAATCTGTTTGCAAACACCTTGAACACCGGTTGCAAAACATTTATTGTTCTTTATTCCTGAAGCCTGTGCCATATACAATCACCAATTTTCTTTATCAAAATGTTTCTTCTTTAATTCAAGTTCTTCGCGTTTCAAATCGTCGTTGCGTGGGTCGTTGCTCCAATTATCCTTGTCGTAGTTTTTCAAAAGTAAATTTGCAGCTGCAACGTCCGGTAATGCCTGTTTCGTGTATTCTTCAATACTTTGTACAGTTGTCTTGCCGTTGTTTTCAATCTTTGTAACGCGTTTGTATTCCTTGTATTCAAAACCGCGTGCTTTTTTCATCAAAATGCCGCGTAATTCTTCAACAATTGTTTCTCTCCCTTTTTTTAGAAGGTCATTAAATTCGCTTTTATCTCTTTTATACCGGTAAAAAACATCTTTTGAAATGCCGAGATTTTTATAAATGTTTTCTTCTGTTGCTCCATTTCTCAGCCAACGCAATATATCATCAAAACGCGGTTTAACAACCGTATCATATAAACTTTTGCGTCCTCTTTGTGCCATTAAATCAACCCCTCACGGGTATTTTGATTACATCACCGGCATAAATCAGATTTACGTTTTTGATATTATTCAGTTTTTTTAATTCTGCAATTGTTGTTCCGTGTGCTTTCGCAATTGCCGTCAATGTGTCACCCTTCTTGATTTTGTAATCAATGTACTTTGGCTTTTCAGGTTGCTCCGGAGCTGGCTGCGGTACTGGCTTTTCGTCCTTCGGCTTTTCTTCTTTCGGTTTGTCTGTTTTCGGATAGCCATTAAAGCCGCCGCTTTTAATGATCTTCGAATAATCAACAACAGCTTCGTCAATGTCAACGTCACCGATAACGCCGACAACTCTGCCGCTGCCGGACTTCTGCCAAATACCGTATTGACCGGTATAATTTAGCTTTGAACCATATTCAGCAATCCAAAGCGCAAAACGTTCTGCAACTTCCTTTGTGATATGTGTTTGAAGCGGTGAACGCGATATATACAAGCCGACGAAATAACCGAGCTTTTCAAGCTCCGTGCAGAAAGCTTTTACCATGCTTGAACAATTTGATTTACCAGTAATAAAAGGATAATAATTGCTTCTGCGATCGTTTTCCAAGTCAAAGTAAATCGGGAAGTCAAATTGCTTGCCTTTTATCACTTCTGCACACGTCCGAGCTTCAAGAACAGCTTCGTCGGGTGTATGTGCATAACTAAACCAGTATGCACCGACCTTCAAACCGGCTGCTTTTGCTCTTGTGTAGTTTTGTTCAAAATAAGGGTCTTTTTGTCTTATGCTTTTACCATAGCCGGCTTGAATAATTACAAATTCAACTCCGGATTTCTTGACTGCATTAAAATCAATCTGACCTTGCCAACGTGAAACGTCAATACCTTTCAACTTTTAGTCCTCCGTTCTTTCGTAGTTCATTGCAGCTGCAATACCGGCTGCAATTGCCGAGATTATGAAACCTTTAACAGCATTTTCAGCTGTAAAATCGAGTGTTACAACGTTTACTGCAACATAACCTGCTGCGGCTTGAATGAAAGTTCTGATTGCACGTCTTATGAATTCTTTTTTTATGAACTCTTTCATAACTGCACCGTCCTTTATCTGAAGATAACGCCGCCGATCTGAGTGATTAACATACCAATTGTTGCTGTTGCTATAATCAAGCAGACTTTTTCAATAAATGATATTTTCGTCTTTATCTGCTCTTGTGTAATCAGGATAGTTGTTATTTCTTTTTCGGTTGTTTCGTGTCTGCCGTTGCAATGATCTTTACGCACATAGATTTTATCAAGGTATTCAAGCAACTCAGAATAACTATTTTTATTTTCCATTCTTTTCAACCTCCCGTCCTGATTATTTGTCTATATTTTACAAAAATAACGCTGCTTTTACCATAGACACAAAATTGCTGTTTTTGTGCTTGATTTTTGCAGCGTTTTAAACGCGTTTTTCCGCGTTCTGTTTCAAGGGTATATAATTACACTAAAACAATAAAAAAACGTCGTAGGGCACATTTAAAACGTTCCTACGACGTAATCTGAAAGGCTATTTAATTTTTATTCTAAAGCGTTAAAATTACCTTTTTATTGCTTTAGCTTTTTTGATTTTACACCCTCTGTATCGACTTTCTATTGCTTCAACGATAGAAAAATTAACTCTCTCAGGCATCACTTGCCCTGTTGGCTCATACCAATCATCGCCAAGAAAGTAATGGCATAATTCACTAAGAGCTTTTTGCGCTGTAATTGTAGGAAAGATTTGACCATAGTTATCATCGTTGCACTCAAATCCGCATACATCTTCAATTAGGTGTTTATAATCAATCTTCTTTCTCATTCTGCTCACCGTCCTTTATCATTCTCGCACCGCAGTTAGGGCAATAGTTAGACAAATATGTTTCTCCGTCACCGCCATATATGCAACAGTCCCCGCATATGGAGCATACTGTTTCACAGGCTTCGTCTACCCACTTCCCATGCTTCACAGGCTGTACGTCTGCGGTCAGCCCTGTATCTTCAAATACATCAACCACTGATTCAAGGCAATAGTCAATCAACCTTTTCTCTACTTTCTTATCAGACTTGATATGTAAGATGTACTGCACATCAGGTTTCTCAATATAGTCAGTCATTTTCAGCCCTCCTGTTCCATGCTTCGGCGGCTTCATCTTCGGTTTCAAAAATCCCACCATAGTCAAGGTCGTACCCGAAGTTTAAATCGCAACTATAACAAGCAATGCTATATATGCCGTTACAAAGAGGTCTATACAACCTCGGTTCTAACTTTTCAAGTGTAGGTTCGCCACCACAAAACGGACACGGTTTCAGTTTCATTTTTCAAACCTCCTTAAACCGTTAAAATACCTTTTTTAACGTTTCAGCTTTCATACAGCTCACGTATAAATTCAGCTGAAAATATAATTGATCGTAGTGCGTTTATCAGCTTCGTGCGACGTCTGCTTATTACTGATACGTCAACGTTGAAAAATTCTGCAATGCGTTCATGCGTCCATTTTTGAAAGTATTTTAATTCTATGATTTTAAAATAAGGATCTGACGAAACGCTTTCAAGAGCTTTTTCGACCAGGTTGCAGAACTTGACCGTTTCCGCTTCGTTCATATTCTGCCAGTGTGGGTATTCATAAAGAATTCGTTCCGTTTTCTTGAAGCTGCCGAGCTGGCTGTCCTTTTGACGTTTCTGCTTTGACTGTTCAACAATCTCCCGTGCTGTTGCTTTGGCTGTTCTTTTTATCATTTCGTCAATAGTCATTTTTATATACCCTCGCCATATCATGCAGCTTGTTTTTGATATATTTTATCTGCCGTTCTTTTTCGTCAACAGCTTGTGCAGCAATAATAATCATTGCCATAAACATAGTAACGCCGCCGACCATAGCACCGCACCAAAATAAACCCATTAAAACGCCCCCTTTTCGCAATCCTCTTTTTGTGCAATTTCTATAACGCCAATTTCAAGTATTTTTGCTTCAGGATTTTCACCGGCAAAATGCTTCAATGCCTTGCCGATCAGAAACACATCATTCAGAATACCGCCTTTGTGATACGGCGATTTATAAACACCCTTGCAAAATGTGCTAAAGGTTGTATTTTGATTTTCTGCATTGTCAGTCCAGTTTATGCAGATTTTTATGTAAAATTCAAGCATTATAAACCGCCTTTCTTTATTCGTATTCGCATTTATCCAAGCTTTGCCGCATAAGAGCTTCACGCAATCGGCTGTTCATTTCGTGCAGCTCTTTCAGCTCCAAACGCAACGCCGCGTTTTCATTCAGAACTTTTTCAAATGTCTGTTGCCGCTTTTCTTCGTTGCGTTCGTACTCAGCAAGTTTTATATATCTTAAATCCATTATGCTGACTTCAAAGCCGGCAGACAATAAACTGTCTGCATTAGCTTTTACAGTCAAATATGTTCTGTCGTCTGTCAGTCTGTTCTGCGTACTTATTCCCCCTTGTTTCCTCGAAATATGATCAATAAACCAATTGTTGATATTATCATAAAAACCCCTGTGATTTTTAGAAAGATATCAATAATTGTTTTCATTTTTTGTCACCCTTGAATAACTTGTCGAATTCATCTTCGATTTGCATTTCTTCACGCATTTTGTCAATCTTATCAGCTGCGAAAGCTTTGCCGGTAAAATAGCCGAGTGTATAGCAAAACAGTCCGATTACTGCGCCTAAAACATAAATCCACATTCTTTCTCACCTCTCATTCAACCGGCATTTCACCATCGTAATTAAACGGCGGTTCTGTCGGAAATTCTGTTGACTGACTTCTGCCTAAAAGTTTATCCCAACCGTCTTTAAATTCTTTAAAACCGTCATGAAAAGCAATACGTGTTTCTTTTTCACCGTCTACACAACCAACGCACATTAATGCGTCCTCGTCGTTCTCGATAAGTCCGGCAACATAATAAACCGTTCCGTGTTTATCATCGAATTTTATTACATTGTCGTTTTCGTCGTTATCATTCAGGATTGAAAAATCTGTGTCACGTATTATTTTTATTATTCTGATATCCATTTATTTCTCCTTTTCGTAAGCTTTCACAAATTTGATTGAAATGCAATTCATATTTGTTTTTTTGATAATTTCGTAGACTTTTATAAAAACTGCGTGCCAATCGTTCGCACTCGGAAAACAATTTAAACTATATACTGAAATCACGCGCTGTTCTTCAGCTCTTTCTGTCAGCTTCGTAAATCTGCAATCAAATTCCAATTCATAAACTTTCATATATTACCGCCTGTTTTGTTTCTTTTCCGCATTGAACGCCGCCGATCTGACCGTCACGCTGCCAGAAGATATGAACAATCAAGCCCATATCCGTGGCGATTTCTGCAACGTAGTTCAAAAGCTGTTCATTCATTTTGTATTTGAACTTGTCACCCTCAACAACATTACTGTTCATTAGATTGGCACTGGCTATCATTCGTTCAAGTAAAACTTTGCTGCTGCTCATTCGTTTTTACTCCTTTGAAGTATTGGAGCTTGCAGCATTGCCTGTCTTTTTTCGTTCTGATATTCCTGAATAATATCAATTGCAATATCAAGAGCTTGTATGTCTTTTACAAGCGTGTCTGTGTCAGCTCCGTCGGGATATTTGGTTTTATAAAACCTGTCTTTGTCCTGTCTCAAATCCTTTAGTTGTTCAATACATTGGTTGATTGTCATTTTTGCTTTTCTCCTTCTTTCAGCGATTTTATAAATGCTTTTTCATCTTCGATATGAACGTTTATGCGGTTGAAGTCAATGTCGTATTCTCTTTCAAGCGATCGCATTAACTCACCAACGCTTATATCTTTACCGAACATCTGCGGCGTGTCGTATATCATCACGATATCATCATACAGCTTTTGTATATACTCTTTGGAACGCCCACGCCGTACCATTGCCGTTAAAGTTCCCACGGTTGCATAAATCGCAAACGTGAAAGCACAATCTTGCAAAATCGCATATTGGCTTTTTATGTATTCGTCACGTGCAGCCTTCAAAATGTCTTTTCTGCACTTTGAACAATCTTTAACTTTCATTGGATTTTAACCTCATTTCTAAACAAGCATTTTAAACGCGTTTTTTGACGTTCTGTGTTGTTGGTAATATAGTTATACTACCCACCCACTAAAAACGCGTTGTACGCTTTGCTAACCGTGTGTATGAACGTGTTAGCATTTATCAAATTGCATTTATCACAACTTCGGCGCGTGGTTCGTTGCTGTACATCTTGCATACTGTCAGCTGACAAATTTGCGCGTCGTCGTAGTATGCAAGTCCGTTCAAAGCGTCCAGTATGCTTTTTGCAACGTTGTCGCAATCAGGTTTCTTTGTATGCAGCAACAAACCGTTTTGCATTTCAAAACGCTTTTTCTTGCTTGTGCTTTTCGGAATCTGAAAGAACGCTGTTATTTCTGCACGCAGTTCCGTTTCACGTTCAAAAGGCTGTTCACCCGTCTGCTGAAATGCTATCTTTACCAAGTTTTCATAATTAACCGTTTTTACTGGTGTGTATGCTTTCGGATAGCCGCCGAACGTTGAGAACTTCGGACGACCTTTGCCAACCGGAACGCCTGGTATTACTATTTTCATTTTTCACCCCTTTTCCTGTAATTTCTGCTTTCATCGTTTTTAATACTCATAACGAATTTGCCGCACCGTTCTTTAATTCTGCCGTGCAACGCCCTGTCAAGCTTTTCAAGTTCGTTCAACTGATATTCAGAACTGAATATCGTTGCTTTGCGTTTGTTGTATCTGCGGTTTACGATCTCAAACGCGATTTCTAACGCCGAACCTTGTTTTATGCTGTCTGCACCCTTCAAGAAATCATCAATTACAAGCACTTCAACGTTTTCTAGCTGCGTCAGTAAATCATTGTAACCGTTTTCAACAAATCGCAAACTTTCAAAATCATGAAACGTTTCACGCCAATGTATCAGCTTGACAACTCTGCCTTGCTGTAAGAGCTTGTACGCGGCTGCTGTGCAAATATGTGATTTACCTGCTCCACTCATACCGCCGATATATAACCATGAAAGTTCTTGCTGTTGCGTGTAAAGCATTGCACCGGCTTTCATTTTCTTCTGCCAGTCCTCGCTGTCGTTGAACGCTTCAAACGTATAGCGTTCAAGCATTTCACCAAAACCGCTATTGTTTGCGTTTTTGATTTGCTGTGTAACATTTAGGCAAGTACAGGGACGTAAAGCAAAATCACCTGCGTAATTAATCAATGCAAAATAGCCCCTGTTATTACAAGCTGTGCAGTTGTAACCCTCTTTGGGTTCTCTTGAACTTTTGTTATATTCTGATACTTGCCATTTCATGAAAGTTTCATTATCCCACGTTGTAGGATCGCTTGACAGCTGCGGTTTGACTTCAGGTGATAGATTTTCAAGCAAATCATTGAAAGTCATATATATTTTTCTCCGTTTTCGTCATAAAAGAAACCGTCTGCACCTTGTATCAAGTTATCCTGTGAACTTTTACCGCCAACTTGATTATCATTGTAACGGCTTCGTTCCCATAACCTGACAGCTGCTTTCCAATCCTTGATAGGTTTGCCTTGTTTTCCTTGTACCCACCCGTTGGCTTCGTAAAAATCAAAAAATTGTTCTGCGTTTATGTGATTTTTTCTTTCAAAACAATAGTTTTTTATATCTTCAACGGTTGGTTTTTGAAATTTATTTTGTTTTGATACGGTATGCATACCGTATGTATACGGTATGCATACATCTGTATCTGTATCTGTATCTGTATCTGCAGCTGTATCTGCAGCTGTATCTGCAGCAGTTTCTGTAACTGTAACTGTTACTGTATCTGTAACTGTACTATAATTATATATATCTTTAGGTAATATATTATTATTAGCAAGCTCAAAAATTATTTTTTTGAAAGTTGGTGATTTTATTCTTTCGCAAACTCTAAAAATTGCTTTTATGAACTTGTCAGAACTCGACCAATTGTATTTACTGAAATTAATAATCAAAACTTCTTTTGTTTTTTTGTCGTATCTGATAACATTATGAATCTTGTCAAGCTTTTCCAAAAGATGTTTTATTTTGCTTTCAGAATATCCAGTTTCATTTGACATTTGTTTCAAAGTAATTTCATAACAGCCGCAAATGTTGGTGTGTGGGTTTGATAAAAGATAAAGATAAAAATATCTATCTTCGGGGGTGAAATCCTCATCAATTTTTCTATCAGTCCAAAATGAAAGTGCAATATTTCTATATACTGCCATTTATTCACCCCCATTAAAATGGCACGTCGCCGTCCGATAGTATTTCTTCAAAGTCAGACAAATCAAATTGTTGCTGCTGCGTTTGTGCAGCGGCTTTTGTTGGGTTCGGAATGATCTCCGGCGGTTTATATGTCATTGTAGCCTGTACCGGCTGTTCTGTGCTGCTGCTCTTGTCGCCGCAGAACTCCACGTTGTCAACATAAACGTCGGTTGTATAATGGGTAACATCAGAATAGTTTTTATCTTGATATTTGCCAGTACGCAAACTTCCTTCAACGGCGATCATTTTTCCTTTGCTGAAATATCGTGATACAAATTCAGCGGTTTGTCTCCACGCAACGCACGTTATAAAATCCGCTTCATATTCGCCGTTGTCGTTCTTATACTTGCGATTTACCGCAAGGGTAAAACGGCAGCTTGCAACACCGCTTTGTGTATGCCGCAACTCTGGGTCTGCGGTTAGTCGTCCGATCAATATGCTTTTATTCATATGTTAGCCCCCAAGCATTTCCGCAAAACTTTCTGTTTCTGCCGGCACTGGTTCAACGTCAACAATATTTTCCGGCTGCTGTGACTGCTGTTCTGCTTCAGGTTCGGAAAATGTGATTTCTCCATTTTCACCTATTACGCCGCCGTCTGCGTCAAATGCTTTCTGCATTTCTACTGACATTAAGCCCCATTTGCTTATTAACTGACGCAACATTGTTTTACACGCCATACCGTCAAAATCCTTGTACCAAAAGCTTGAATACTTCCACATTTCGTTCTGTGGCACTTTTCCGCTTTCCAATAGCTTCAAGCCTTCGGCAGTAAACGCCGGTGAATATGCAGCTGCGTGCGCGATCATCTTTTCTTTGCTCCAATACAGAACCTTTTTAAAACCATTATGATATTCAAACATTGCATAGTAACCTATTGTCGGCATTGTTGCGCGTAGTTCTTCATTGTCTGTATACTTTAGAACAATTTCGTCGTCAAAAGGATTATAGTCTATTAATTCACCGTCTTTGATCGGCATTGCATTAATGTGCTTGTATTCTCCGGACCTGGTTGCTAATTGTATATACCCCTTGTAACCAAGTACAAACGTTGCATTTGTGCAAGCTTCTGCAACAACACGTCCGTTTTTGTCTCTTTTTTCTTTCTGCTTGAACGGAACTAAATAGAACTGTCCGAGCTGCGGCGACGGTGAAAGCTTTAAAGCTTCTCCGAGCAATGCAGCACTAACAATTGTTTTTGGTGTGCAAGTCTGTAATGTCGGTGTTGTGGCGACCGCTGACACGATAGATGATATAAAGCGATTTGCTGTATTACGGTCTTTTAAAGCTTGTGAAATCATTTTTTGATATGGTACAGAATTGATTACAGTTGAAAACGGTAAATTCTGTTCTGCTTGCTGCTGTGTCACTAAGCTGTTATTTACTGCCATTATTCAAAATCTCCTTTACTTTATCGTTGTAAATTTAATCCCGTTTGCTTTCATGAAGTTTCCGAGTGCTTGCAGCTGCTCTTTTGTTGCTTCAACTTCAAATCTGCCTTTATATATTGGCTGTGACTGTATAGGCTGCGTTTCTTGCTGTGTCTGCGCTTCGGGTAATATACTTTCATTGCTGACTGTGGGCGCGTCTTGTGGCGCGTTCTGAAACGTGTTTTGAAGTGCTGCGGCTTTTTCTTTTTCTGCCTGTTCTTTTTTGTATGCTGCACTCATCTGAAGCGCATAAACGGCAGTCTTTGAAAAGTCCTTGTGCTGTTTGAAAAACTCTGTAACTGATAGCAAATACGGTTCTGCTTTGTACATATCTGTGATTTTTTCAAGTCCTTCAACAAGCTCTTTCGTTTTTGCTGTCATTTCTGATATTAACGAATCTGTTTTTGCAGTCTTGTTTTTCCATTTCGGATTTAAAACAGTGTCAAGGCTTATCCACTCCGGAGCTTCAAGAGCTGCAAAGGCTGTTGTCAGCTCCGTGTATTTTTCGTTTTCTTCTATGTTGTCAAATGCCTTTATCTGCTTGTCAATAGCCTGTATCGGTGCGTCAATAAGTGCAAGCACTTCTTTGCACTGATTTTCAAGAACGTTGTATGGTTCAAGGTACTGCTTTTTGATTTCTTTTCGTTGATCGTCAATTGCTGTTTTCAGTTTATTTAATGCAGCTCTATCTGCTTTAGCTTCTTTAATACTGTCAGCTGTAACGACCAGGTTGTTATACTTTTCAAGCTTCGGAATCAACTCAGCTTTCAAAGCTTCAAGGTTGTCAATCTCTTTCGGTAAATTTATTTCCGCTGATTTTAAAACTAATTCCAATTATTTACACTCCTTTTCATTAATGATTTGAATTACCTTTTTTCAAATCTCCGGCAGTATCAAGTTCGGGCAAACATCGTCTTGAACTTGCTGCCAAAATTCCGTTTCACGCTTTATCAGAAACGCAATATCCTCTTGAACGTCTTTTCTGTTAATGCGATAATGACGTATTGTTACACGAACTTCGCCGTCAATGTGGTAACGAATATACGCTTTCAGGATTGCAAAATCCCAACCTGTGGCGGCTAATTGATGTAATATTTGCGCGTAATAGCTATCAGGTATTTTGTTTTCCCATTGCTCCCATTGCAGTTTGTTTTGTATCGTTGTCGTTTTGATTTCGAGTATACCCCTTGAACCGTCCGGAGCTGTCAACTCGCCGTCAAGCGTTGCAAATATAAATGGGTATGCGTCATTGACATAAATATCAAATTCGTGATAATCAACTTTGTATTCCGGATAATCTTGCTTGAACAATTCACGCAAATGTTCTTCAGCAAATTTGCCGAACATTACAGCTGCATTTTCCGAAAGGTCGGGGGCTTCTGTTCTGCCTGTTTTCAGCTCCCACAAGTCAACATTGCTTTGATACTTATTCACGCCGAGAACTGCACCGGCTTCACTGCCGCCAATGCCTTGAACTTTACGAACTTTCAGCCATTCGTCACGATCGTTGATTTTTATTATCATAATGCACCTTCTATCATTTTTGCGTAATAAAAATCAATTTCCTCGGCTGTTGCGCGTCTTAACACCCACTCTGGACGATAAAAAATTTCGTCGTCCAGGACTTGAAGTTTTATTGCAATAGCTGCTGCTTTTTCAAATAACGGAATATCATTCATTTTTAACTCAATCTCCTTTTTAATGTTTCTTTGCTCTCCTTTTTCAAAACGCCCTTTTCGATCAGAAGTTCAACAGCTTCGGCTGCATAAGCTTTCACCGCTGCCGGTTGCAGCTGTCCGTAAAATTCAAGTGTCAATACGCAGAATCCGTCATTAATGATTTTAATTGCAGTTGTATTTCCGTCATTGTCATAAAATGACTTGTATTCAATTTCGTTCAACATAACAATGCAACCTCACTGTATTTTCAATTTGCTGCTGCAAAACGCTGCAATATCAATGTGAAAGTGATCGCATAAACGTTTGATTTCTTGATATGTCAGACTTTCGGGATTTTTGACGCGTCGTTCATACGTCCTTTTACTGCCGCCAATAATCACGCCCATATCATCATTACTGGTTGCACCCTGAATCAGCTTTAAATTATCATACAACCGACTAATGTCTTTTTGCTTCTCAGTAAGAAATACTTTTGGCATAATTAACCCCCTTTAAAAAGTCAACTGACCGTCAATTACTGTTTTCTGTTCGGCTTCGTTATCCATTCGTGTTTTTTTATATTGATTGTATTGCAACCGATAAAGATAACTTTTGCCAAATATCGCCCATGCAGCTTTCACAACATTTGGTTCATAAGGTTTGATTTTGTTCAAGTCCTCAATTGCTTTATACGATATCGGGCAACCACAACAGCCGGTTCGTGTCAGTCCGTAAACTTCGTAAGCGTCTGAATATCTGATTTTGTAATACTCTTTATACCACGCTTTATCATTATCTGAAACGTAATATAAAGGGCGTAATCTGAATTGACCGCTGCTTGTTTCAGTGAAACACATTGTTGTGCAATCTTTACGCGGTACAGAACGCATACCGCCTTCGTCACGTCTTTCACCTGTTATTATCATTTCATATCCCTTTTGTATTTCGTGCGCCGGTTGCTTTTTACAATAATCACAACACTGTGCGCTTATTTTAAAATCCGGTGGATATTCTTTGATAAAGTCAAGCATATACTTGCTTGAATTAATAACAAGCTGAATGTTTGGACGTGGTTCTCCGGAGCTGTTGCAGCAACAAAGAAAATTTATCAGCGATTGACAACCAGGGTATTTGTCTTTTAGTTGCTGTCGTTTTGCTTGCTTATCCTCTGCCGTTGCATATTCGTCAGCGATTGAAAGTGGAACGTTCTTTTTCTGCCATTCTTCAAGTCCGTAAGACATTATTTTTGAAACGAAAGGAATTCCAAACCGTCTTGAAGCTGTTACAATACTAAGCTTCGGTTTTGCTTTCATGATCTCAACGTCATACTTTTCTGCAATGTCTTTTACATGATCCTTTGTAGCTTTCATTTCCAATCCAGTGTTAAAGAATACATATTTGACGCGTGGCAAATCAAACGCTTTTCTTGTACGTTCAATCAAATCAATCATGATATCACTGTCCGAGCCGCCGCTATAAGAACAAATCGCGTTCGGGTGTTCCAGTAATCGTTTTGCAATTATGCTTTTGATTGCTTCAAATTTCTCCGGAGCTTCAAAGTCAGCATAAGCTGGACGATCTGTATAAACGCGGCTTCTGTATTCTTCTGTTTTATGCATTTAAATACTTTCGCCCCCCTCGCTGCTGCAATCTTCTGTCTTGTCGTTCATAAGCTCATCAACTGAAACCTTCAGGACTTTTGCAAGCTGTATCTGCGTGTTTTTACTCGGCAGATTTTTGCCGCGTTCATAAGCACACAAAGCCGGCTGTGAAACGTTTGCAAGCTGTGCAAGTTCTTCTTGTGTCAGTCCTTTCTTCTCTCTCAGAATTGTTAATCTTTGTGCAAATGTCATAAATCTTGTACCACCAACCTTTGTTATTTTCTCTTGAAATTGTGCTGAATGAATAAAAATAAAATTTCAACGCTTTATTTATAATTATCTTATTGACTATTCACTAAATTTAGTGTATAATAAAGTTGACAAATACTAATACAACACTAAATATATAGCGCAAAAACTAATATAATTAACCGTACGCTTTAATTATATTGGTCGTTTTTGTTATGTTAATCAATATAAGATAGTTATATTATATCATTAAAGTTAGTGATTTGTCAATACCTGTACTGTGTAAACTTAATGATTTGTATGTATGCACAATTGAAAGGTGGTGATTTTGTGTATAAATCACAAGAAATTGCAGAACAGATACGCAAAGAGGCTTTGAACAAAAATATTCTTCTAAAGGATATGTGCAAAGACTTAGGTATATCTGTAAATACACTGTCTAACATGAAACGCTGTATGCCAAGCATTGAAACGCTTGCCGGTATTGCCAATTATCTCGGCTGCTCTTTAGAGGAACTGATCGGACTAAAAGAAAAAGCTCCTACTGCACGTAAGAGCTTGTATACTAAACTTGACCGTCTTTCCGAAAAAGAGCTTGAACAATTTGAAAAATATCTTGATTTCCTTCTATCTCAAAAGTAACATACTCAGTAAGTTTATCAAGAATTCTTTCAAGTGTCTCGTGTTTATCCTCCTTCATATCTTCGTACCCCCGTTTGAAAATTTATTATTGAATTTTATGTAGAAATCACTACACCTAATCGTTAAAAAAAATCTGTGTTTTTTCGTGGTTCGTCAGCTTCAGGATATCACATATCTTTTGTGCTTCAGTGATTTTAAAACTGCTTTTCCCGTCAAGCTTCTGATATAAGGACTGTCGAGAAATGCCCATTTTAACAGCAATAGCTGTAATCGGAATTTTCATATCCTCGATTTTTTTATTTAATAGCAAAAGGTTCATCTGCAACCCCCGTAAAAATAGACTGTATAATAATTATAACTCAGTCGTTTTGATTTGTCAACAATCTTGTGTAGAAAAATTTACATAAAATGTTGTTGTATAAGTTGTGAACATTGTCGTTTTTTATACATCAAGCATATTTGCAACTATTTATTACAATAATGGATTTAGAGGTGATCGCATTGACAACCGGTGAAAAGGTAAGAATATTAAGGCAAAATAAAGGTTGGACACAAGAACAGCTTGCTTTGAAAATAGGTCGTGGCAAGTCTTTTATAAGTCATATCGAAAACAATCGTGATAAACCAGTTGAATTGATTGTTGATATTGCAAAAGCTCTTGATACAACACCGTCGTTTCTTATGGGTTGGGAACGTGATCCGAAACAGAAAAGATATCTAAATCATTATGTTGACGAACTGACAGACGAACAGTTTGAAAGGCTTTTGGTTTACTTTAAAAAGCTAATAGCCGAAAATGATAAATAATCCTTAATATGAGTATATAATACTTTTAAAGCTGCAATCAAGGTCGAATAAAAGGATTGTTTGTTGTATTTTGAAAGTTGAAAGGGGTAATTTTATGAAAGCTCAAAAGCTCCCGTCGGGTTCGTGGCGTGTACGCATAATGATAGACGGTAAATCAATGTCGTTTACTGCTGACACGGAAGATGAAGCCATTTACCAGGCAATGGCATATAAAACAGGACGTGAACGTAAGCAAAAGCCGAAAGAAAAAACAGTAAAGCAATGTGTACAGGAATATATTGAAAGCAAAGAGAACATTTTATCACCGTCGTCAATACGCGGCTATTATATAATACTAAGAAACAGTCTAAACTTTATTGATAACATAAGAATTAAGGAATTGAAAGAAAAGCACTTGCAACAATGGGTTAATCTCAATTCTGAGAAATACGAACCCAAATCAATAAAAAGTCAATTTGGGCTTGTAACTGCTGCACTTCGTCAAGAAAAGGTTATGCTTGATTTCAAATCAATACTACTGCCAAGAATTGAAGCAAAAGAGCCTGTTATACCAAATGAACAGCAAATGTCCGAAATTCTCCGCATTGTTGAAGGAACGTCCGTTGAACTGGCTGTCACGATCGCCGTTGAACTCGGTTTGCGTCAATCAGAAATTGCCGGCTTGAAATGGAAAGATTATAACGGACATGAATTATATATCCACGCGGCAAAAGTTCCTGATAAAAACAGTAAATACGTTTTCAAGGATACTTTGAAAAGCAAAGCAAGTAAAAGAAAACTTGAAGTAAAAGGAATACTAAAGGAACGACTTGACCGAGCTGAAAGAAAAAATGAATTCATTTCGCCCATGCTGCCAAGTTCCGTTCTTAGAAAGTTCCAACATCTTTGTGAAAAAAACGGTCTGCCGTGTTACACTATGCACGCAGAACGTCATGCAAATGCTTCTGAAATGCTTGTTATGGGTATTCCTGATAAATATGCTATGAAGCGTTTAGGTCAATCCAGTCCGAACATGATAAAGAATGTTTATCAGCATTTGTTTGAAGATAAAGAAAAAGAGTATTCACAAGCGTTGTCTGATCGCTTCAAAAATCTCATGCAAAGCAATGACGATAAAGACGAAAAATAGAGGTTTACCAATATCGTTTGACACGAATTTTGACACGTAATTTTCAAATCACGGTATATTGCACATTTTAAGCTAATTACAAGAGTGTTCAAATCTCTCAATCCGCGCCATTTTCACAAGGTGCTATATATCGCGTTTTCTCGATTTATAGCACCTTTTTTCATTTGTTTTGCGTGTCAATTGTGCTTTTGTATGCGTCATTTTTGACACGGCGAATAGCGGTTTTGACACGTCTATTTGACACGAATTTTGACACGAACATTTTGACACGTTGAGTTCTACTTATTATAATAAAGAAAAAGCAGCCGATACAAAACCGGCTGCTTTTCTTGTAACAAAGGAAGTATACCATTATTAATCCCTGTCAGAACACTATAAACATATTTTATCATAAAACTTTACATTTGTCAAGCTTGACAGTTGTAAAGAAAAACGGAGCTGTAAAGCTCCGTCTTTCAGGTAAAAGGACTGTAAATGAAAACCAATACAAATCATGCCATCAACAAAGTTATTATAACATATACTTTGACATTTGTCAATTATTTCCATTTTGGAAACAGTCACTATTAACACACGCACGCGTTACGTCAATGCACGCGCGTGTTAAAACGTGCGTAAACGTGCTTTAACTCTTTCGAGATTGTACGGTGGTGCTTGTCTGTGCTGCAAGTAGTATAATTTACATTGCTGAAGCTGTGCAGCTCTTAAAACGCATTTAAAACGCTGCCATAAAAAAGGAATGCCACGACGCGGAACGCACGCCGTGGCTTTGGGGTTAGAATCCAACTTTGTATTGTAGAACAAAAGAAAGGAGACATATATATAATATCACAAAACTTTACATTTGTCAATGCTTTCAAACGTCAAATTTCGGCGTTTCGGTGCTGCGCGTTAATGGTGTGTCGTAATCTGTCTTGCTGTCGAGCTGCGTCCACGTTTCGCCGCCGTCGGCTGTTGTTTCAAGTGTCCATGAAACAGGGTCAAATTCTGTTCCGTAATCTTCACTTTCAGGCGACGTAATCAAAGAATACTTTGCAAGCTTTGGCAGATTTGCGGGTACAAACAAGTATACATTCAAGCTGTGATTATTAAAGACATTAAGTCCTTTATACTGCCCACTGTTATTTGATACAAGCATTTTGGTGTCACGATTGTAATAATGATCAACGTCCGGTGAACGGTAAAACATGATACAATCTCCGGCAATACACTTTGAATCTGTATCAAGTCTGTTATTGTTTGCGTCATATAAACACAAACGTGTAAAACAATAACAGTAACGTGTTTCAACTCCGTAACCACGAAATTTTGTAAAATTGAATCTGTATGCTGTGTAAGACGGTTTTTTATTAGCAAAGTATTCAATTTTCAGACCTGTAACAATAAAGTTTGTGTTGTTGGTTGCAAAACTGCTGATTGTTGTTAAATTCACCTTTGTAATATCGTTCAAGAGATTTGAAGCGCACCGACATTTTAAAACGCTGTCAAAGTATATTGAAAAATATTCACCGTCATTTACAAAACGTACTTCTTGTTCAAAGTCCGCAAAGTTTGTAAACGGTATTAGCAAATCAGCAACGCCCGAACCGTTTGAACTCGCACCGCCATTATAAAAAGTCCGTGATATTGCGTTCATACCCTTTATAAATGCAATTAGTGATTGATTGCTCCATTGTTGATAATACATTACGCCAATATTGAAGTCGTTACTATTGACTAAGCTTGACGGAACATTATTTGACATTGATGTATTTAACGCTTTAAATTTAAATGTCAGTGTCCACGGTTCGTCCTTTTTAAAATCAACAATTATATCACTTGTTGCAGCCGAGGTCGCACGCAGACCGCCGTCCGTCGTGTAAACGTTGTCCGCAATAGTGCCGGTTATCATTGACAAAGTCGCCAGCTCGTTTCCCTTTTTGTCGTAAAGCTTCGGGTCGGTTGCGTCAAAACGTGTTACGTCAAGTTCAACGGCTGCGCTTCTGCTCCAAATTTCGATATCACCCAAATACACAACATTTACATCAGTGTCGCCTAACATTAGATTTTCTGCATTATTCAGAATCATATATCAAGCACCTCCGGCAATGATATATACTGTATTTTCGTCGTGCGTTGTCATTCCGTCATATTCTGACTGCGTACATTTTACGAACTTCAAGCCACCCAGTGCAGCTTGATTACTCAGAACAACATTTACAAGGCTTTCAACGCCGGTACTGTCAAGGCTTTTTAATACCTCGAATTCAACGGGCGTTCCTATCACGTCAAGCGCATTTGTTAAAGTGATCGTTGAATCACTTGTATTAACTGTGTAATCAACTGTTGGAATAAGCTTCAAACCATTGATATACACATTAAGGATATCAAGCGCAAAATTGTACTGTGTAATGCCAATGGGTATTGTTGACACGTTGCTTGTTGTGGTTGTATACGTGTTTAAATACTGCGTTACAAGTGTTGCACTTGTCAAATCCTGTTTGACTGCGTCGAACCACGAATAAAAAGCGTCTGTGAACTGTGCAAACAGATTTGTTGTGTCAATTTGATCTATCAAGCCGGTAACATAACCGCATACAGCTGTATTTGGTCTTTCGTCAGTGATATTTGCTTGTACAATGCTTTCAGCTCCGGCGGCAACATATATCTGTGCAAGTGATAGTTCGTAAACGTCGCCGCTGCGTGTCAGCTCTGGAGCTGTCGGCGTTGTTGCTGCTGTTCCTGTTTTTACTTGAATCGAGATGTTACGAACAGCCGTTGAACTGTCTAAATGTAAAACAATTCTGTCTATTCTGTTCAATATGCTGTCAGCTGCGTCAAGCTGTAAACTATATGCAGCGTCGTTGTTTATCCACTTGCAGTTTATGAAGCCCCAACCGGCAGAAACATTAATGTTCATTCCCGTTGCAGCCTGTACTTGCATTGAATTTGACGGCGTTGCAAATACGCCGTTTGAAATCAGCTTTAAAAAATAATTGCTTATTTGGTCGGCGTTGTATGTACGATCGCCGTTGACTGAATTAAAAAATCCGTACGTTACAGACATTTATGTTTCCTCCTCATATTCAACAACAGTCCATTCAGAAAGTGTTGGTATTAGTTTATAGCCGGTATCATCTTCAACCTCGGTGATCTCCGTAATTGTTGCGTTACCTCTTATGCCGTATTCATTAATCACGCTGACTTTATCGCCCAAATTATAATCCACGCCGTAAACATAATTATTATAATTTAGTATTTCACCGTTGAAAGAAGTTGTTATTTTACGCTGATCAAGTGCTTCTTTGCCTTGATTTTGCAACATTGTTTTATACTGGTTGTCCGTCAGCTCTCCGTTATCGCTGCTTGTGTTTCGTGCGTCAATGTATATTATACGTCGCTGAAAACCTGTTAAGCCTTCAGGATAGACAAAAGCAAACGTTCTGTCATTGCCTTCACCCTCACCGCCAATTATTGCACCGTTCGCATAATTGGCAGTATCTTTTATGTACTCAGTGTTTCCGAGATTTTCAAACTCAGGTGAAAACACAACGAAAGTATTTATTGACTGGTCAAAGCTTCGGTCTGTACCTTTGTAAAGATTGATCGTGAAGCCGCTGCCGTTCCACGCAAATTCAAAGCCGTAATCATACGTAACGCATAAATCTTGAACAACGTCAAGCAATTTCATGCCGGTGTACTGCGTTGTAATATAGTCTTGCCAGTTGTGATTGTCTCCGAGTGTCAACCATGTAATAGCATTTGGGTTAATGATAATAGGATTATAAATCAACAAACGGTTTATCTGTTCACGTATTATCATTTCTGCGGTCGTGCTTGCACTTTTATACACATACCGCTGTATTATACGCCAATCAAGAATACATTCCGCGCTGCGTCCTGAAATCGTTAAATAGTCACCGTTTTCAGCGTCGGTGTTTAATTGTATCTTTTCTACATACATACCAACGTTGCTATCATTACGCGTTATAAATATATCACCGTCAAGCAAGCTGTATAACTCAGCTGAAGCTTTGATATATATTTCAAATTCACCAACAGCGTTGAAACGCTTTACCCATATAACGGAGCTGGCATTGTCAATCACGGCAATGCGTTCAAAAGCGTCATTTTGCAGCTTGTTTAAATACAGAATCATTATTATACACCTCCGTACAATAACGCTGTTGTGAAGTGTATTTTGACGTCCTCAGACGTTCCGGAATCGAACGTTACAGTAAAATTGTTTTCACCTGGCATTATTTTTAACCACGTCGAACCTTGTGTAACATAGTTCAAAAGGTTCGTTATTGTTCCACTTCTTTGAAGCGTTACGCCCATTGCACCGGAATTTGAATTTATAATAACTCTGTCACCGTTTGCAAAAGTATAATTCAACTTGAAGTATGTGTTGTTTGTTGTGTTTACGATTGTTAATCCTGATACTTCTGCAAGCACATCAATGTCAATGACTGTGCCGCACTCAGCGTCACCGATATTATTTACTGTGCATAATGGTGTATCAAGGATCTCTGAAAACGGTATCGGTTCAACAATACTGAAAGGGAATTCAAACAAAGCAAGCGTTTTTGAAAGCTCCGTATATAGTTCTGATAATGCTTGAAAGTAAGGACGGGGGCAAATAATACTAATCTGCACCGCTTCACGTACTGTAAATATATCAGCTTCGAGTGTTTCAACGTAACCTTCTATTTTCACATCACGATATTTGTTCTTGAAAAATACTGTGCATTTCGTCTTTCGTGGGAATATTTTATACAAACGCTGTCTGTTTGCTTCAATATCACCGTTTAAAACAACTGTAATAACAAGGTTTCGCTGTTCTACTCTTGCAGAATTAAAAAACGTTCCGTCAATAATACCGGCTGTTGCTGTGTTTATGTTCGTCGGTGGGGGCGTTAATCCTTGCACGCTTGTAACGTAATAGTTCGGCGAATTATGTGTAAGTTCAAATAATTCTCCGGCAGTATTTTGTATTTTCAGTGTGAACATGAATTATACCCCCTTTGCTGCATTTATCAGGTTCTTTGTCTGTCTGTAAATGTCATATCTTGAAAGAGATTTAGGACTGTTGTTTGTCTGATTGAAGTTATAGTTATTAACGGTTCTGCTGCCGTTGCTGTTGTTAATAACGTTGCCGCCGCGCTGCATTTCTTCAGCAAGCAAACCGGCAATTTTTTTCAATCCGTCTGTGTCGTTTTCAAGAGGTATAACGGCTTCGCCGCCTTTTCCTTCAAGCAGTCCGATCTGACCGCGCTTTAATACACCGCCTTTTTCAAGTCGCGGTAATTCAACGGCAGAAATTTGTCCGATATCAACACCAGGTATTTTATTTATTACGTCGATCGCGCCGTTAATCGCGTTGATAAAGCCGTTTATTCTGTTTTCAATGAACTCGAATACAGTATTGACAACAGCTTTGAAAGCTCCGGAAAATGCGTCACCGATCTTTGTGCCGACCGTCGAAAACGTGTCTTTTATCTTATCCCAAATACCGCCGAAAAAGTCAGTAATTCCTTTGAATACGTCCTTGATTTTGTTGTACGCGTCTGTGAATTTGTCTTTAAAGAACGTTCCAACAGATTTGAAAACATCTTTGATACCGTTCCACAAGCCGGCATAAAAATCAATGATCGCGTTCCAAATATTCTTGACAGTATCAATTGCCTGTGTAAACTTCTGTTTAAAGAAGTCTGCAACAGCTGCAAATACTTCTTTTATTCCCTCCCAAATTCCGGTAAAGAATGAAATAATCGCGTTCCATACTGTTTTGACAGCTTCAACAGCTGTTTCAAAAACATTTCGGAAAAACTCACCAACAGCCGAAAATACAGCTTTGATACCTTCCCAAATTCCGACAAAGAAATCAATAACTGCGTTCCATGCTTTCTTTATGTTGTTCCAAGCGGATTTAAAGAAATCAACGACCGCACCGATATACTTTTCTGTGGTCTTTTTTATCTCAAACCAAATACCTTTGAAAAATCCTGTTACCGTAGACCAAACCGCTTTAATCTTATTCCAAGCTGTTTTGAAAAAGTCAACAACAGCACCGATATATTTTTCTGTTGTTGCTTTGATCTCTTTCCATAATCCTTTCCAAAAGTTTCTGAAATTTTCAGACTTTTTCCAAAGAACAACGAACGCTGCCACAAGTGCGGCAATTGCTGCAACGACCAATCCAATTGGATTAGCCAACATTGCAGTATTTAACAGCCACGTTTTAGCAGCTGCTATTGCTTCGACTGCACTCATTCCGGCAAGTGCTGTTGTTACAGCTGTAATAATGCCGGCAATTTTCCAAGCAGCAAACGCTGCTGCAATTCCAACAACGCCGGCTTCAATTTCGGGTAAATGATCAATCAGCCATTGTATTCCCTGTTCAACCTTCGGTGCATATTCTTCAAGTTTATCTGTGATCGTTGCAATTGCTCTTTCAATATCGGGTCCGTATTTTTCCATGAAACCTTCAGCAAGTTCTGCTGCTGTTGTTTTCATGTTCTGAATAGCAAGCTTTGCCTTGTCAACTGCGTCCTGTGTCTCGCCGTAAGTTTCGTTTACGCTGCCTTGTGAGTTTTGAAGCAAGTCCAAAAAGTCCTTGTATTCAAAACGACCTGTCTGTATAGCGTCTGCAAGCTCCGGACCGGCTTTGTTTCCGAAAGCGTCAATTGCTGCTGCGGTTGCGCTTGTAATGTCGGGGGCGGCTGCGATTTGGTCAAGAACGCTTTGGAATTCTGTCTTTGCGTTTTTTCCGTCTGCTATCCACTCTGATACAGCTTTTTTCATTCCGGCAAAAGCAGTTTCAGTATTTACGCCGGCTTTTTCCCACTGTGAAAAAATGGCAATGCTTTCTTTTGTGTCAAAACCAAGTTCACGCATTGGCGCGCCGTACTTCGTCAGATTTTCGGAAAGCGTTTCAACGGAAATACCGCTTGCTTGTGCAGCTGTTGCCAAGTCGTCAAGAACATCTGCATATTTGTCGGAACTGATACCGGCATTTTGCATTGCTCTTGAAACAAGCTGCACGGCTTTTTTACCGTCTGTTCCTGTTATGTCTGCAAACTTCAAGAACTGTGTCGTTGTATCTTCAAGCTCTTTGCCGGTAAAGCCGAATCTTGTTTTTACTTCTCCGAGTGCGTCACCGATATCACCGAAATCACCAACGATTGATTTTGAAACATTTGCATAACTCTTTGTCAGCTCTTTTGCTGCGTCACCGGTTGCACCCGTCGTACGTATTACGTTGTCAGCACCTTCGTCAAATTCCAAGAAAGCGTCTTTAACAGCTCCGGCTAAGTCGCCAAGCTTGTTTATCAGATTTGAAATCAGATTGCTTGCTAAATTACCAATAGCAACGCCAAAAGCATTTAAACCGCCTTCAACGGTGTCTTTCGCAGATTTATCAACGTCACCAACAGACTTGTCAAGCTTTCCTGAAGCGTCTGCCGCGTCGTTTTCTCCGTCTGTAAGCTGTTGCAATGCAGCTTCGTATTTGTCAACCTGTGCTGCTGCATTTTTAACTGCCGTGTCCTGATTTAGAATCTTTAGGTTCAAATCGTCAGCTGCGGTTGCGTTTCTCTCTTGTGCTGCTTGTGCTTCACTCAGCTGCTTTGCATACTTCTTTGCTTCTTCACTGGTTGCTCCGTAAGTCTTGACAGCTTCGTTGTATTTGTCGTTTAAATCATCAATGATTTTCTGTCCGTCGGACTGTGCTTTATTAAGGCGGTCAAGCTGCTCTTTAAGTAAATCAAGCTTTTTCTTTTCAGCGTCAACAATGCTGTTCTGCTGCTTTATCTTCGCTGTAAGTCCGTCAGCTGATTTGCTCCAATCGTCCATGCCGGCGGTTGCGTTTTTAAACTCAGCATTTGCAAGCTTTATACTTTTATTAGCGTCTGAAATGCCTTTCTTTAAGTCAGAAATATCAACCCTGTATTTTGTTGTAAAATTCTGTTCGGGCATTATCTCACCACCTTAATTATTTTAGTACCAACTATCATCTTTTGCCGGTCGTCTGATTGTACCGTCTGCAAGCTTCACGCCTTCGGTTTTTGCTTTCTTGTCAGCTTTGATATTCAGACGTTTGAAAATCAATAATACATCGTGAAAGCGTTGTGAACGAACACGAAAAGGATCTAAAGACGGGAACGTTTGACACAAATTGAAATTCAAGTCAAATAATACTTGATATAACGTTTCGGGGGTTGTTTCCCCCGTAATCAGTTTTTTTCGGTGCTTGTAGCTGCGCCAAGCTCTTTTATTGCATAGTCATACAGACCTTTAAAGACTTCAACAAGGTTCTGTATGCGTGTGCGTCTTATTTCTTCGTCTGTTACGCCTGTGAATATATCTTTTAAAAACGGTTTCAGCTGTTTTGAACATTTTACAACGATCGCTGCAAGCTCCGTCTTGTTTCCTGTTTTCATATTTTCAAGGTCAAGAGCGTCAAGAACATCTTCAACAACTCCGAAAGAGAAATCAATCGTTTCTGCTGTGTATTCTTTTTCAACCTCATTGCCATTATAAATTTTAAGTTTGATTTCCATATAAATTAATCTCCGTTCTTTTTAATTTGGGGCGACTAATGCCGCCCCGTAAGAAGTATTTATTATGAAGCTGAAACCGTAACGGCACAACTTGCAGAATATAAACCGGCTGTGCAAGTAATAACTGCTGTACCAGCTTCAAGAGCTGTTACAACGCCGGCTGCTGAAACTGTTGCAACGCGTGGATTGCTTGATACAAATACAACTGGCTTGCCACTCGGTGTGGTTGTAGGTGTAATTGTAGCTGTGTTGCCAACAGTCAGACTTGACGTTGTGGGTGAAATACTAAGTGCTGTTACACTGTCAATTGCAAGTGCTGCAATCGTGTCCGGTGTCTGCACTGTGCTGAAAAATGTGGAACAATCGCACTTGCCGTCACGTTCATCAATAACAACGCCGCGTGCGCGCTTCTTTACGTTTGTACCGCCGCCGTTCTCGAATTCGTAAGCGGTATCAATACCGGTATATGTAAGCTGCTGATTATTCGTTGTTGTGCTGTTATCCTCTGTTGCGCTTGTCTCGTCGGGAATAGCAAACGAACCTTTCATGCGCCATACATAACGGTAAGTGCCGTCCGTAAGCTTCAGACGATAACCTAAAGCAAAATACTTTTCAACTAAGGGTCCGTCAATAAACGCACCGGTCGTTGCGTCAACAGTCTTGCCAGTGATCGTTGCAAGCTTGTTTAAAGGCAGTGCCGGAACTGTCAGTGTAATCGTGTCAGAACCTTCTGCCTGAATTATGATCATGCCGGTATTATCGTAATAATGTGTTTCGCTGCTGCTGTCAACAGTCTTTGAAACTTCTGCAACCGGTGCAAGCACTTCAACAGCTCCGGTTGTGAATCCTGTTGTATCATCTGCGGTAACCTCTGCAATTACAAGGTTGTCACAACCGCGAAATTCAACCGTTTTCGACATTATCATTTACCTCGCTTTCTGTATTGTTATAGTTTTCAAACTTATATACTGTAAAAAACGCACCTGTGTGTGTCGGGCGGTCAACTGCAATGTCGTTTGCTTTTCCGTCAAGGATATATTCATTCTGTTTCAATAGCTTTCTTGCTTTTTCCGGTTCGGTTTCCACAAGTAAAGGATTGACAGAATAAAAGTAAATCCAAAAGCCCCAAACAGCACGGTCTGCGTCATTATCATAAAACGCCGCTTCGGGTGTTTCAAAGTTCCAAAAGGTGAAAAAGCTGTCGGGGTATGCTTCATTTGCGTTCATCGAACCTTGTAAAAATACAGGATAACCCAACGTCTGAAGTAAAGCAATTAAATCACTTTTCACTGTTTATCACCCTTTCCAAAACTTTATTGAACGCCTGTTCTTGCAGCTGCATTATGCGTTTTTTCGTTTGCGCACCATACACGGCGTTGTATAAGTTCTTGTCCGGTTCAATGTGCGGCTGCCCGTGTAGTTTCGTTCCGTACATCAGAAAAATTGAAGGAAGTCCACCGCCGCTAATATCAAAGCCCACGCCAATACTGGCTGTGTCTCCAGTCCATTCAACCGGACTATTTTTAACTATTGATTTTTTGGTTCTGCCGCCTGTTGGACGTGTGTGCGGTTCAATTGCAGCTGTGACTTGTTCGGCAATAAGCTGTTGTGAAGCTTTCAACGCTGCTTCGATTGCTCTTTTTGTAGCGTCGCCGCCGATTTCGTCAAGCTGTTTTTTCAGTACGTCAAAACCGTCAAAGTCAACAGTGATTTTATTTTTTGCCATTATAGCCCACCCTTTACGCGTTCAACCTTGAATTCCAAATAGCGGTTATTCAAGTCAGTGTTTTCCGGTTCGGATATGATTTCATATACTTTACCGTCACCGCGTAACAAGCGGCAATTAACAGCAATATCAGGTCTGTACCGCGTTGTTATCTGTGCCGTATCTGCAATTGAAACTAAACCGTTGACAGTGCTTTCAGTGCCGCCGTAGGTTTTCCAGTTTACAAATATCACGTCACCGGTAACAGGGTAACTATTACGTGAAACGCCGTTTATTTTCGTCGTTCCCGTCGGTATAAGCAGTTGCACGGGCGTGCGCAATTCGTTGATTGCTTTTGGTTTGTAGCTCATACATCAACCCCCGTTTGAACGCAATACAAGCTGTGAAACTCTTTCGTGGAAGTACGGCGAAAACTTCACGTTTCCGCCGTCATTATCCCACAAGTCAGAAACGCCGCGTGCTACAACTCCGAAAGAGGATGGCGCGTCAATAACAGCCTGTGAAACACCTGCTCCGATCATATAGTCAACAACCTCGTTTATATAAACTTGTAATGTTGCGTCGGAATAAGTTCCGGTAACTCCGAGCGCATTTTTCACGGCTGTCATTAATGCACTTTCTGCCATTGTTGTAACCTCCCGTGCTTTAATTAAAATCCGACCTTTGCTATTGTCAGCGCATTGGTTGACAGTGTTGCAGAATACAGTGTTGAACCGTCTGCGTCAACGTCACCTGTAACAGTAAGTGTTGCACCTGTTTTTGTAAAACCTGTGTAATCATAAGCAGCTATAAAATATACAGTTGCAGCTGTTACACTTGAACCGAAATTCAGTGATTTTACAGGTTCGGAACAAATAACTGTTGCGCTGTTTGTGTCCTGTGCAAAATTGCCTTCAACGTCAGCTGCGTTCAAAGCTGTAACGCTAACGCTTGCAGCCTTCAGCACTGTGCCGTAAAGTGTAAGTAAATCAGTTTTTGTAACGGGTACAATTCTATCCTGATTGATCATCTTTTATTACCTCCTTGTATTAATCGCCTGTGTAACTACCAGTCACGCCGAGTATTGTCACACCGTCTTTGATGTTTGCAGCAACAATGTTTTCGTCAATTGCAGCTGTAACAGCATTTACTGTTACAGTGCCGAGAACTTTGCCGGAATCAGCTGTTATTGTCTGCTTGCTTGTGGTCGGTGTAACTGTCTTATCCTGTGACGGTTTGTCAATGCTGCCGGCAACTTCTGCAATATTTGCAATCGCTTCTGCGTTTGTTGTTGCGTCATAATCGCCGCTGAAAAGCTTTGATATTTCGTTCAAAACGTCCACGATTGTAACAGCGTTTGCAACGTTGTCAGCACTGCCGCCAAGTGCAGTATATAAAGCCTTTAAAGCTTCAACATTATTCATGTTCAAGCCCCCTTTATTAACCCTTCTTAATCAGCCAAATGCCGTTCGGATTAAGAACCTTTCCGTCAACAACAACAAGAGCTTTGTCAACCCACTCGTTTGTTTCTTCGTCGAAATAACGACGCATTGTAAAGCCGAAATTCTCATTTACTGCATACTCCTGTGGCTGCCAGTAAATACCGATTACGTCATTTGAATTTGCAGTATCGAAATCGGGAAGTATATCAGGTTCAACAAGTGCGATATTTCTGCCGAAAAATCTGCCGTTCGGATTTGCAGCGTCACCGTCATTAACTTCAAGTCCGGTTGCCTGTCTGAAAATAGGATTATTATTGCCGTCTGCCATTGTTTCAAGGTAAGCGTCAACGGTTGAAAGTGCAAATATGAATTCACCGTCACGATAACCAAGAGGAAGTTTTGCAAAGAAATTCTTTCTCCAAGCTGTCCAGTTGTTGATCTGTGCGCCTGTCATTGTAACAACCTGTGAAGTTGCTGCAACGCGTGGGTCGTTAAGAATACCCAACATCTGTCCGTTACCAGTACCGTTTACAATGCCGTTATCCATTGCTTGCATATAAGCAATTGCAATAACTTCAACAATCTTTGCTTCAAAAGCTTCGATTGTAAGGAGCTGTGAAAGGAACGACTGTGCAATTCTGATTTCGCCGGTATGATAGCTGAACTGAACCTTTCCAAGCGGTGCAAGCTTCTGACGTGGTGATACTGTGCTTTCATTTATCCACTTAAATGAAGCCTGAAGCGCACCGATTGGGAACTCAACGCCACCAGGTATTGACATTTTACGAACCTTGCTATAAAGATTGCCGTAACGCTTTCTGACTGTGTTGATTACGTCACGCATAATTGTCAGCGGTATTGCTGCACCTGTGTCAGCTGTTGTTATCGGAACGCCGGCACGCATATCAGCCGGTAAGCTTTCGCGGTATGCAACCACATCATTAATAAGGTTCTGCGGAATAGCTGCGCCGCGCTGTACATAGTTCATAAATGCGCGTCTGTATTCCTCTGTTTCGTAAGGATTAACACTTGTGTCCTTCTTGCCCTCTGTGGGATTAGGATTTACAGAGAATGAAGCACGAACGTCACCGTTTACAAGCTGTGCGTTCTGCGGAACAACTGCCGGTGCTGCTGCTCTCTTTTCTTCTTCTGCGATATCAGCAAGTTCGTCATTGATATCTGTGATTTCGTCATTAACGTCTGTCAGCTGTTCGTTAATGCTGCGAACCTCGTTTGCGTCCTGTGAAGCAAGTGCGGCTGCTGTCAGCTTGTCGCGCTTTGTCATAAGCTTTGCAAGTCGTCTTTCAAGAATCTTCTTTCTCATTACTTTAAACCTCCTAAAATCTTAGTTTTTTCTTTGAGTAATTCCAAAGTATTTTTGCTTTCGTCCTCGCCGTTCTCCAACGGTTTCGCCCTCTGTTGATTTCTTGCATTGTCCAATACAAGCTGTGCGTTCTCCAACGCCTTATCACTTCGAGCGTTTATTGTAGTTGCGTTATATGCCGGAAAAGTCACGGCACTAACTTCAACGACCGAGCCAATTGATAAAATATGCCTTGTTGGGTGATCGCTTTCGAGATTTTCCCACCTGTCCTCATTTACGGAGAACATAAAAGACATACCGGAAACGTCACCGCGCTGCGTTGCGCTGTATAATGTTCGTGCGTCTGAATTGTTTTCAGTATCAATGTTTGCAACGATATTCATGCCGAATTCGTCAACTGAAAGCTGCATAGTGCTGTTGCCGTTGTTTCTTCTGCTGCGTGCAACCGGCAGTTTTGATAAATCGTGATTGATTAAGAATCGCACGTCAGTCAAATCTGTCATTGTAAGCGCACCGCGTTCAATCACTTCGTCAAAAGGGCCGAGATTTGTCATTGAATCATATACAATCGGACGTCCTGTTATGATCTTGCCGGCGTCGCTTTCTTCTGCTCTAACTTCGCAGACAAACGAACGCTGTTCAAGTTCTTTTCTATTCTTCATTTTGTCCTCCTTGATTATTTTTTTAAAGTTGCTGAACCGTTAAAACTCTCATTTTATTGCTTTAAGTTTGTGTAAAAATTGGTTTACATGATGGTAGTAGATTTAAATTTTTAAATTCTTCTGTTTTAAGAACTAAACTTGTTGTATTATTCGATAGATAAATATCCTTTCCATCAGACCACACATGATTTCCATAAGCATACGAAAGCCCTGAAACTAAAGAACAAACATAACTTGTTATAAATTTATTAGTATCAGGGATGAGCATATACTGATAATTAGAATTGCTCAGATATATAACATCACCATCAGTCCAGATATAGCTACCATCAAAATTTGTTAATCCACTCCATGTTTTAGTAGTCCATGTAGATGTAGATTTATCGAGAACATATTGATTTGAACTGTCAGAATAATAAATATCAGTACCGTCAGTCCAAATTTTACTACCATCAAAATTTGTTAATCCACTCCATGTTTTAGTAGTCCATGTAGATGTAGATTTATTGAGAATATATTGATTTGAATTGCTAGAATAATAAATATCAGTACCGTCAGTCCAAATTTTATTACCAGCTAAATCATTAAATCCACTCCATGTTTTAGCAGTCCATGTAGATGTAGATTTATTAAGAACATATTGTTCTATAGAATTGCTAAGATATATAACATCACCGTCAGTCCAAATTTTACTACCATAAAAACTGGCTTTTCCACTCCATGATTTAGTAGTCCATGTAGATGTAGATTTATCGAGAACATATTGATTTGAACTGTCAGAATAGTAAATATCAGTACCGTCAGTCCAAATTCTATCACCATAAAAATTTGTTAATCCACTCCATGATTTTTCTTGAAAAACCCTTCTTCTTTGTTGCGTAGTTGAAGGCTTGCAATTAATCGTAATATCAAAGTCAGTGCCGCCTCCACCACTCGGAATTGTAGCAATATCAGAAGCAAAGTCCTCTAATCCGTCATTAGCACCAACAGTACCGCCTTTTGCTGTGATTGCATTACCTATTGCAGTTTTGGCGTTTTGTAATCTCGTAAGATTCTCAGCTATTGTATGTTCAGGCATTTAGAGCACCCCCTCTAAAACTGTATTGATATTTCCTATTACAGAAGTTAAACCTTCTATACCACAAAAATCTAATGCTGTAGTTGTACTATTGATAATACAATATGCTGTATTAGCTGGAGCGGTTACTGTTCCACCTGTCATTCCTGCACCATCTGCCGATTTACTTATAAGCTTATAATCTTTATCAGTAAAAGCCCATAATCTCGGTGTTGAACCACCTTGACCAGTGATTGTTATAACCTCACCTGCATTACATGGTGAAATTGTATAGCTCCATGTACCAACTGGATTAGGCGTAACATCAACAGTTGCTCCAACGTCAACATTTGTAGCAATATTACCACCACTTGTAAATGTAAATTCACGTCCATTGACTGAATCTTGAAGTATTAAAATGTCGTTTTCATTGGTTCCGATCTGTGTAACATCTTCAGAAGTAATACCGGAATTCATTGCTGCAAGTTGTTCTTCTGTCGGTGTGAAGCTGCTGCCACCGCCGCCGCCCGTGTTGGGAACTTCAACCCATGTTGAACTGGTTGTAAAGTAATACCACTTGTTTGTATCAAGTTCGTGGAATAGTGTATTTACTTCAATATTGGTCGTCGGTTTGCTGTCGTTTGTTGTACCTTCATATATTGCCGAACTGCCTTTTAATGTAATCATGTTGTTGTACCTCCAATTTCAACCCAAGTTGAACCGTTAAAGAAATATTCTTTGCCCGTATTCAATTCTTTGAACTTTGCATTTACTTCTGCGTCTGTTGGTTTATCGTCGGTACTTTCGCCGTAATAATCGGCTGTATGTCCTTGAAGTGTTATTGCCATAATCTTTATACCTCCGAAACTGTTTTATTTTCGTCAACAACGTCAACGTTCACTTTCTCGCCGGTCTGATACTGTGCAGCGTTTTCCGCGTCTATCCAGTTTAATGACATATAACGTTTACCTTCAAGCTCCGGCAAAGGACGCAGACCTAAAGCAACACGTTTTTCATTTTCAAACAGCGCACCCGTCGGCGAAAGAATATTTATCATTTCAAGCGTCTGCGTTACCGTCATAAAGATTAATTCTTTCGGATAGAATTCAATTCTGTTTCCGAACGATCTTTCACGCGGTGTAAACAAACCTTTCGTAAATGCTTGTGAATATGCTATTGCAAGCGGTTCAAGTGTCTTTTGGTAAAACGCTTCGTACTGCTCTTTTGTGTAATCACCTGTCAGAATAGCAAGCGGAACGCCCCAATTTCGCAGTATCTTTTCATCAATAAATTTGAGTGTGTTTTGGTCAACGATTGACGTTTTTCTTTCAAGCGGTGTAAATTCTGCTTTCAGGTCAAGCGGCAAAAATCCGCTTTCGCTGTTCTGCAATTTGCGTTCAAGCTCTTGCAGATTTCTTTCAACTGTTCCGTCGTCAATCAGCGTATTATACTTTACTATTCCGTTGACTGCGTAACTTGCTTTCATTGCTTTTGCAACGCCTTGCAGTAAATCATAATTCAGCTGCAATGTTCCAAGTAATGCTTCATGATTAGGCTGCCCCATTAAGTCGCCGCCCATGTATTCATTGACAGAATAGTTATATCGTAAATGTATAACATCACTGTAACGCACTGTTGTGTCGTAACCGTTCAAGAAATAGAAGTGAACGAACAACGCGCCGCTTTCGTCCTCGATAAATTCAACCTGTGTCGGCTTTATCGGGTAAAGTGCTTCATATCTTCGCCGTTCTGCTCCGGTTTTATCGTCAATCCATGTATAATACTGCGGAATGATAAAAGCGTTATAATTCAGCAACAAAAGCCAAGTGATTTTTTCTATAAATTCAGACGTGGTCATTAAATCGTTCGGCTGTTCAAGCACGCGCTGTATTGTGCTTTCAGTGTCCGGAACAGGGTCATTACCCATATACCGGACGTGCGTCGGATTTAATTTCTTCATTTCGTCAACAATGCATTTCAATGCTTGCTGCACAACGTCTGAAGCATAAATATTTGTGCCAAACTGTGTATACCACGGATAAAAGCCGTCAAGCGTCAATGCCGGTTTTGTGTTTCTCGGCGGTTTTTTAAAAAGCTTGTCAAATATCTTCAATTTATATCACCTTCAATTTTTTATTTCAGCATTTTTATAAAATCGCTTCTGAATCGTCTGTAACACTCATACAGGATAATAAATGTTACAGCTCCGTCAATGCGCTTTCCTGGTTGTCCGGCGATCTTGACAGCCTGACAGTTTCCCACGTTGTCAACTTCCATTGCAGCGTTACCCAAACACCAAGCGTCAATATCATTTTCGTTATAATTTACATACTGTGCTTTCAAATCGCTTTCACATAGTTTCATTGCATTTGAAAGTGTCAGCTTGTTCTGCATTATCATTTCATAATCAAAGCCGTATTCGTCCATTCTTTTCAAGAAATCTTTCGAGAACTTCACATCATAGCCGCATTTATACAGCCTTATGTTGTAATCACGGTAAAGCGTATAAAACCAATCTGCAACCAATGTCAAATCAATGTCGTTTCCTTCGCAAATCGTTAATATACCTTCTTTCGCCCACTCTCTATACTTTGCACCGGCGTTTTTGTCGTCAGCGTTGTCAAGCTTGCTTTCAGGAATCCAATAATGTTGATATATGTACTTTGTGCGATCATCTTTTTTCATTAACATGATTTTCGCGCTTGTCATATCTGTTGTTTCAGATAGGTCAACAGCTCCCAAACAAAGAGCGTTCCGAAATGTTTCTATATCAAATACAGCAGAATATTTATAATCTTCTGTATTCAACCACGCTTGCGCACTGTTCTGCTTGAAATTGAAATCCTTGCACAAAACAAATACACGATCTGACTTTGACTTGCGTGCTTCGTCAACACGGTCACGCAAATAACTCCATTTCTTGATCTGACCGATTGACGGATTTGATTTTTCCCAAATTTTGGAAATGCCTTTTGCGTCAGTGTTCCAAACTTCGCTTTCGCTGTCCTGAGTATAGAACCACGGCAATTTACGTTTTGCGCTTTCGCGGTCGTCCTCTTTGTCAATGATCGCTTGATATTCAGCACGTTTACGGTCAAGAAATCCGTCGTTTACAAAGCCTTCAGAACCAAACATAAATATTTTGTATCGTTCCTTTACCGACGTTGACTGCTGCACGCTTTTATAAATGTCACCGTCTGCCGGCAAACTCCAAATTTCATCAATCGAACAAACATCAATGTTTCTTCCTTCGCGCTGTCGAGTTGAATTTGAAAGCTTGTAAATATGGGATCCGTTAATCATGCATTTTATGCCTTTTTGATTTCGCCAAGTGTCAACGCTTTTTGGGTCAATCATCAAACGCATAGTATCAACAGCCTGGTATGCCAAATCAGCGGTGCCGTCGTCCATACCGGAACAAACAATGTCAATGCCGTAATCGCCTATTATCAATTCAGTAATCAGTAATGCAGCAATCAATTCTGTTTTGCCACATTTTCGTGTGATTAAAAGCAGAATTTCTTGAAAGCGGTCAACCCAATTGCCGGTATCTATCGAACGCACTTTGAAGCTGTATACAACTTCAATAAATGCTTTCTCCCATAACATCAATATCATTGGCTGCCCGTAAAACGGTGCTTTTGTCAGCTTGATACAATTTTCAATAAAATCAATTCTGATTTCCGCGTCGTCAGTAATGTATTGATATTCAGGATTGTCTAAGTCAGCAATTAAGTTGTCAAGCTCTTGAATCATATCATAGCCGGCTATTATTTCACCGTTTCTGATAGCTTCACGATATTGTAAAAGGTAATTACTCATTTTGTCACCTATGGAGCGTGAAAATCGGATTTAAACCGTTATTTCTTTACAGGATTGCAAAGCGTTCTGTTATTGAACTATTCACGCATACTGCACGTTGATAATATCAGCGTGCTTTATTTGAAAGTGTTTTTTCTTGTACTTGCTGTGAACAAGCTGTCAAGTCTTTATCTTTCGGGTATGGCAAAGAAAGCTTTTGATACTGTTTTTTCAATGCTTTATCGAATACATAAACATACTTAAATTTGTTGCTGTTTTCGCGCTTCGGTAATTTTGCTTTTAATTCATCTCTGTTTGATTTGCTGTTGATCGTTCTTTCATGCGTCCATTTGCCGTTGTAAAAATACTGTGTATCAGTTGTTTTTACAACGCCCAAATACAACCAGTTTGTAGCTTGATAAATCGTGCCTATATGCTTTTGACGGTGGTCTGAATAACTGCACACCATTTTACAAATGGGGTTATCCTTATGCAGCAACTTTAACGATAAAGCAATTGCTTTTGACGTACATTCCTGTTTACCGTTTAAAGCAACTCGTTCAAGCTCTAACACTTCACCACATATCAAATCAAACGACTTTGAAAGATTGTTATTTGCACCGCCGCCGAATATTATGCAGCCGCACCATTCGTCAGAATCGTTGTATACGTTGTATGCAAATTGAACAGTCGGAACTGATTTCGAGTAATGGAAATTTTCACAAGCATACTTTACAGCTTTTGTATTTGCCTTCGTCAGTCTCATTGCATTTTCACCGCCATTGAAAAGCTGTTTGACTTCTGAAGTTCTTCAAGCTCCGATTTGATATTTTCAAAAATCAGCTTGTTGTCAAATTTTATCGTAATAATGAATTCGTCTTTTACCCTGTTGTCGTCCAAATCAGTTTCGTCAAAATCGCACAAATTTTCAGGGGGGGGTAAAAACCCAAACTGTAACATATCAACATTTAACGGTTCAAGTTCTGAAAGTTCAAGAAACTTCAAATCCTCGTTCCACGTTGCAAGTTCTGCAACTTTGTTGTCGGCAAGTCTGAAAGCCTTGATTTGCACCGGCGTTAATTCGTCGGCAAGCTTGCACGGAACTTCGTCCAGTCCGAGCTGTAACGCTGCTTTGTATCGTGTATGTCCGGCAACGATCACGTTATTTGTATCAATTACAATTGGAACTTGAAAGCCGAACTCTTTGATTGAAGCCGCCACCGCGTCAACTGCGTTGTCATTAATACGCGGATTGTTCTTGTACGGAATCAGTTCCGAAACCTTCTTGTTAATTATCTCCATTCTTTGCACCTTTTATTTTCTTCAGATATTCACGCAACGGGCTTGTTTCTTCACCCTCACTTTTATTTGAAGCACTTAAAAGAATCTTTATGCAATTGTTGTATTGCTGTAATAATTCTTTGTACTGTTTAGCTGCAAGCGTTGCACGCTGCTGCATTGGATTTTTCGGATTAACTTCAATGAACGGATATTGCTTTAGTTCTTCAAGCTTCACTTCAAGAAATATAATGTGTTCAATCAGCTCCGAAACTGCACCCTTTGCAGCGTCGTCCAAAGCCAAAAATATTTTTTCTAAATCTTTTTGTCTTTTGGAAACGTCCATATATAGCCACCTTAAAAAAATTTTAAGTCTATTTAAAAATCAAAATGTAATTTTAGATTTAAAGTTGTTTTTGAAACTTCACTCAAAAATTTTCAAAAAATCTCAAAAAAACGAACGCGCTGTAAATTGAG